CAAGATGCGTATGAATTAAGATGTGAAATAGGTTGTTAATATGGCTAGAGACGGAAATTATTCAAAAGCACCAATCGTAATTGCATTTGCTACTTCAAATAGATCAAATGCTAAATACAAAGTCAAAGTAGTTCGTAATAGAAATATTGATGAACTGATAGATTGTAATTATATTATACCTGGTATATCAGCAAAATGTATTATTAAAGAAGTTGGTATAGGTGAAATATTTGTTGATCGATATAAAAAGAAGTATGGTATTTAATCCTACATTATCACGTTCTCGTTTACAAAAAGAATTCTCTAAATTGCAAAAACTCAACTATAACCAATTTCGTTGGTGGAGGATGTATGATACCAAAAATAAACCATTAGATAAACGTCAACCACTTCGTGATCGCATATTAAATGGTGATTATGATTTTTCTCATTATTGGTATCAAGCAGCCTGGGTTGAGCACGAACTTAATGATTTACAAGATGAATGCAAAGGTGATGATGGTTTATTTATAGAAAAAGGTGCTGTATTAAGAGCACGTCGCAAGCGTTTACTTGAAGATTTTGAACGTGATGAAAAAGAAAAATTAGAGGGACTATATAATGAATTTCCCAAATATTTCCGTGTTAGTAAAGATCAAGTCAAAGAAGAAATGGCAAATTTTAGTGGTTCCCTGATTGATTTTTATTATCATATAGATGATAAACATAAAATCGTTCATATACCCTATCCTTTAAAGCGTAGAGGACGACCAAAAAAAGTTATATAAATGATAGTATCACATGAAGTACCTCGCTGTTTACTAACAGCTCAATATGAATTTAATGATTATCTTTATTGTTTACCTCACTTATTAGATAAAGATAAAGAATATCAAGAATTTTTTTTAGAAGCTAAACATAAAGGTGATTATATTATAATGGATAATTCACTTCATGAGTTAGGTGAAGCATATGATCATAAACGTTTACTACACTGGATACAAGAATTAGAACCAGATGAATTTATTGTACCCGATGTTTGGATGAAATCTTCCCAAACAGCTGCTCAAGCAAAATACTGGTTACAATACAAATATCCTAAAAAAACTAAAATTACAGCTGTAGTCCAAGGTGAAGACGAAGCATCAGCTCGTTTATGTGCTTTATTACTTAAAGATTTAGGATATAAAAAATTAAATATTTCTTATGGTGCTACCTGGTATGGAGATACAGCTTTAGATAAAGCACTTGGTAGAATTAGTTTTGTAAAAAGTTTATTAAATGATAAACAATTTAAAGGTATAAAATTTCATTTATTAGGATGTGCTGTACCTCAAGAATTTGGATGGTATAATAACCACCCACAAATTGAATCAATTGATACATCAAATCCAATAATGGCCGCTATAGATGGGAATATGTATACAGAACAAGGTTTAATTAAAAAACCAAAATCTAATATGAACGAGGAGTATGAAATCATGTTTGAAGAATTTGATTATAGAACTGTAATTCATAATACCAAAATGTTTAGAAAAATTAATGGTTTATCAAACTTAAAATTTATATAATAATGGCGGAATTTATAAAACATGCATTAGGAATTTGTGGAGATCACTTTCATCCAAACATTTGGCACCTCTTATTAGGAGGAGTTGGTTTATCAACTATTTCTTCGTATATTAGATCATATATAAAATGTAAAATAAATCAAGCGTTAGCCTATACGCAAAATACCTGGCAAAATTTAATTAATTAACATGGCAAAAAATGTTGTTGTAAGTCTAAGCGGAGGGATGGACTCCTCTACATTATTACTCAGATGTTTAAAAGAGTACGATCAAGTAACTGCTATATCTTTTGATTACGGTCAGAAGCATAGAGTTGAGCTAGAAAGAGCACAATCATTAGTAAATTATATTAATGAGACTTGCCCTTCTGATAACGAATGTTTCGGAGGTTGCAAGATTAACTATCAAGTTATTAAACTAGACGGTTTAGTTAACTTACTAAATTCAGCACTAACTGAAGGAGGAGAAGATGTACCGGAAGGTCATTATGAAGAAGATAACATGAAAGCTACAGTAGTACCTAATAGGAACAAGATATTTGCTTCTTTAGTACAAGCAGTAGCATTATCAGCAGCTACATCTAATGGTAACGATACAGATATCGCATTAGGAATTCATGCTGGTGATCATGCAATCTATCCTGACTGTAGACAAGAATTTAGAGATGCTGATGATGCCGCCTTTAGAGAAGGTAATTGGGATGCAGAACGTGTAGGATACTTTACACCTTACTTAGAAACAGATAAATTAGGAATCTTAAAAGATGGACAGAAATTGGTTAAGGAGCTCGGAATTACGTTTAATGATGTGTACAAACGTACTAATACATCCTATAAGCCATATCCTAGCGGTAATAGCGACTACAAATCAGCGTCATCTGTTGAAAGGATTGAAGCATTTATCGACTTGGGTGTGGATGACCCAGTACAATATGAAGATGAAAGTGGACCAGTCGATTACAACATTGCGAAAGCACATGTTGAAAGATTATTAGCAGAACATTCTACTGCAGCAGTAAAAGGAGACGCCTAATGAAGAAGTTTTTATTTTTTATATCATTAGTAGTATCTTCTCTTGCTTTTGGGCAAGAGGAGGTACCCTATGATGCATTAGGTGCATGGTATAACTTAGACGGAGAAGTATTAGTAATTAGCAGAAATGAAGACAAAATAGTATTTGTAAGAAAAAATGCAACTAGAATACTAGCTTCTGGTGAAATAACAATGGATAACGGAGATATGCACATTAATAGGTATGACACATCAGATGCATATAGATTAGGTTTATTCATAGGTAAAGAAACAATGGTAATAAATCGACCAAACTCAATAAGAGCTTGGTTATGGACTAGAATACAATAGATATGGCTTACGGAACAGAAGATTATAATCAAAAATACCCTGATGCTAAAAGGCATCAAATAATAAGTTTTATTAAATCTGGAATTAGAATTTTAGGTTATGTTTTTATCCCATTTAGTTTGGAGATTGCAACTGGGGTTCTTATATTGAGTGAATTAATTGGTATAATTGAGGAATTAGTATGAGTTATGAATTTACAGTATCGGTTTTAGTATTTACTATAATTATGGTACTTTTTAATGTAATAAAAGATTTTATTATACTTCCTAAATTTAATGTTAGTGAAAACCAACTTAAAAAAGTTAATAAACGATGGTATATTAGTTTTGCAGTTGGTGTAGTTATATTATACTTAATGTATGCGTAGAAAAAAAGAAGGTTGTGAAGTGAATTCACCTATATATAGGCAAATTCTAAAAGAAGTATCTAAGGGTTATAGTTTTGAACAGTGTTATAAAACAAATAAAATAATTAGAATTAAAAAATGAAAAAAATATTATATTTTAGTGCTGCATGGTGTGGGCCTTGTAAAACATTAGGACCTATTATGGAATCACTATCAGGTCAAATTAATTATGATAAGATTGATGTTGATGATAATCAAGATTTATCTATAGAATATGGTGTTAGAAATATTCCTACTTTAGTATTGGTTGAAAATGGAGAAGCTCAAGGTAGATTAGTAGGAATACAATCAAAAGAATCAATTTTAAATTTTTATAATGGGTAAATTTCAATCAACAAAAGTATTTGATGGTTTTTCAACTGTGTTCCGTCAATGGAAAGCAGAAGAAACACACTGCAAATATTTACATGGTTATGGGGTTTCATTCAAAATTTGGTTTGAAGGAGAATTAGATCATAGAAACTGGGTTTGGGATTTTGGAGGAATGAAACGTGCTAAAGGAAAAATTGATGGTATGAGTCCTAAAGAATGGTTTGATTTTATGTTTGACCATACTTTACTTGTGGCCGAAGATGATCCATATGCTAAAGCATTTGCTCAAATGCATGAAGCAGGAGTAGCCCAAGTTAGATTCATCCCAGCAGTTGGGGCAGAAAAATTTGCAGAATATATTTACAATAAAGTAAATGAATTTATTTTCCCTGAAACGGAAGGGAGAGTACAAGTAGTAAAAGTAGAATTTAGAGAGCATGAAAAAAATAGTGCCATCTATATACCTTAATTATATTTATGTCATATAGTGACTGTAAAACCACTTAAAAAAATTAACAAATGAAACAACTCAAGCGTATTGAGGACTACAATAAAGTCCTCCCAATCTTAGAACTTTATACAGCAGTACAATCAGAAGGAAGCCGCCAAGGTTATCCTACTATTGTTGTTAGAACATCAGGTTGCACCCACAGATGCTATTTTGGCGAAGGTGGATGGTGTGATTCCTGGTATACAAGTATTCACCCAGAAAAAGGTAAATATAGTTTTCAAAATATTATCGATTTTTATAAAGAACATCCTCATATTACAGAAATGATGTTGACAGGTGGATCACCCACAATGCACCCTGCATTGGTAAACGAGTTAACCCACTTTGCTCATGAAAACGATATATTCATTACTATTGAAACTGAAGGAAGCCATTTTCTTCCCACCGATTATCCTATTAACTTGCTTAGTATTAGCCCTAAGTTTTCCAATTCTATTCCTGTACTGGGAGTTGAAACACCTCAAGGAGCGATTACTGATCAAAGAATGATTGATAGACATAATAAATTTAGAATTAATAAAGATGCGATTAAAGAAAGTATTGATTATCATTCTGATTACCATATTAAGCCTGTCCTTGATAAGGAACTTTCTATGGTTGGAGAAGTTGAAGAATTTCTTAAAGATTTAAAAATACCAGACGAAAAAGTTTGGGCTATGCCTGCGGGAGATGATAGAGAATCTTTATTTGAAAGTTATGGACCTGTAATGAATTTTGTAAGAGACAGGGGTTGGAGATATACTGGTAGAAGTCATATTATGGCCTTTAATACTGAGCGTTGTGTCTAAACAAGAAGCCCTTCGTATATTAGAAGAAATAAAAGAAAATGTAAATGTATGCTGTGCCATTACTATGGAACCAGATGAAGTACTAGAATTATTAGAAAAATTAGAAAGTTATATAAATGAGTAGAAAAAAACAACATAAAGACCTAGAAGTAGTACAAGAGGGTTTTGCTAATGGTGTAGCACCTGGCTTCCCCCTTAATGATGAATCAAAACAAGCTATGATAGAAGAAGCAACTGTAGCTTATGGTAAATTTCTAACAGCATTAAAATGTGATTGGGAAAATGATCCTAATTCATCTGATACACCTAGACGTGTAGCTAAAGCATATGTAAATGATTTATGGGCTGGGCGATATAATGCGATGAGTGAGATTACTTCATTCCCATCGGATGGTTATGATGGTGTTATTATAGAACGTAATATACCGTTAACTTCAATGTGTTCTCACCACCACCAAACAATTCAAGGTGTAGTTCATATTGGGTATGTTGCAGGTGAAAAGGGTCAAGTAATTGGTTTATCTAAACTAAATCGTATTGTAGAATTATTTGGTAGACGAGGTGCCATCCAAGAACAGTTAACATCAGCTATTCATGGTGCAGTAGAAAAAATTACTGAAGGTAATAAAGGTGTTGTAGTAACAATTGTTGGTACTCATAACTGTGTATCTTGTAGAGGTGTTAAACATCAGGGTGCTTCAATGGTTACAACTAAAGCATCAGGTGTATTCCGCGATAATGATAGTTTAGCACGCCAAGAATTTTTTGATAGTATTAAAATTAATAATGGAACACACGCTATATGATGGTTAAAAATTATATTACTTGGAGTGGAGTTGATCAATTAGTAGATGTTTTATGTAAAAAAATATTATTAGATCTCCCACAAATTGATTCTGTAGTGGGTATACCACGAGGTGGTTTAATACCTGCTACATTAGTATCTCATAAATTAGGTTTACCCTATAATGATGGTCCTATTGGTGCTAATACACTAGTAATAGATGACATTTGCGACTCAGGGAATACAATTAAAAATTCTATAGGAGTATATACTGCAACACTACACACTAAATTATCTGCAATAGTACAACCTACACTCTCAGCTAATATTTTAGTAAATGAAAGTCAGTGGATTGTATATCCTTGGGAAAGACAAGATAGTGAACCTATTCAAGATTATTTAAAATGAAATTAGGAGATTTAGTTGAGAAGTTAATAAGTATTATTACCTTGGGTAAAGGTAAACGTATTGCAACCTATATTGCTAAATTAAGAGGCAAAGAAGATTGTGGTTGCGAAAGAAGAAAAAATAAATTAAATAAAATGTTATAATATGGAATATTGGCAAGTAAAAACTTTATCACAATTTGAAAACGATAAAGGTAGAATTCAAAAAACAACTGAATTATATTTAGTTGATGCTGTATCAGCTACTGATGCTGAAGCTAAATTATATAAACGAAATGAAGGTTTATCTAATTTTAGAGTAATAGAAGTAAAGAAAACAAAAATCTTAGAAGTAATACAATAATGGCGAAGCAATTAAAGTTATTTAAAGAAGAAGAATTACCTGTATGGGTAAATGGGGTGCCATTTGTAGATGAAGTGGAAACATTTAACAAAACATTCAATAAACCTAATAACTATGAACCAGTCATTCCAGAATATAAAGAATGGAAATTTGTTTATGACTTCATCCTCGAAGAACTCGAAGAATATAAAGAAGCTTGCGAACGAGGCAACATTGTGGAAATTCTGGATGCTTTGTGCGACATTACTTATGTTTCCCTTGGGAACGGTACTATGTTACATGGCCTTAAAGGTAAGATATGGCCGGCATATCAAGAGGTACAAGCTAGTAATATGTCAAAAGCTTGCTCAACTGAAGAAGAAGCCATACAGAGTGTCAGCCAAAGAAGTAAGGAGCAAGGTGAGGCCTGTCATTTTGAGAAAGTTGAGGAAGGACGGTATATTGTCTACCGCACCAGGGATAGAAAAGTAATGAAGAGCATTAATTACTTTAAACCAGACTTACATCAATTTTTTACAGATGATGAATTGCAAAAATTTCATAATCAAAGTCTTGGAATTTAATGTATAAAAAATGTTATCAAGGTAAAAAATTAGGTCAAAATTTATATGAAATGCACCTATGGGAATCAGATGGTAAACACCAGGTGGTTCCTTATCTTAATGAGGCATATCAAATAAGTAATGACGATGGTGAATTTATTGGATTAGGGGGAGAACCTTTAACAAAAATAAAAAAGTGGTATTTCTCTAGAAACGAAAAATATTCCCATAATAACACCCCAGATCTGTATTTTAATGATATGGGTGTAGTTCAAAAATTCCTAGTAGAAAAATATGGAACTAATGATGAACCTTCTACAGGGCATAAAGAATTATTTTTTGATATTGAGTGTGAAATTGGGGGGGCTTTAACCCCAGAATATATTGAACGTGCTCCTATGCCCATTACTTCTATTGCGTGGTGGGATAAACAAGCAGATTGGTGGGCTATTTTAATTTTAGATAAAAAAGGTCAATTAAAACATACTAAAGCAAGAAATAAAGAAATTATTCCTTGTAAGACTGAACAAGAATTACTTTTAAATTTTATAGAAAAATTTAGAGAAATTGATCCTGATATTTTAATAGGATATAATAGTGATTTCTTTGATATTCCTTATCTCTATTATAGAATGGGTAATGTGTTAGGTAAAGATACAGCGGATTATTTATCTCCATTAAATGGAATGGTTGATGAACCTATCAAATCCAGAAAGTATAGTCAGTATTTTTATGGGATGGATCAAAGTGTAAATATATTTGGAGTTGAATCTCTTGATTATATGCGTTTACATAGAAAATATAGTTGGAAAGATGAACCATCTTGGAAATTAGATGCTATTGGGGAAAAATATGCTGGGATGAATAAAATTGAATATGAGGGTAATTTAGATCAATTATTTGAAACTGATATTCATAAATTTATAGAGTATAACTTTCGTGATGTTGAAATATTAAAGTTATTAGATGAAAAACTACAATATATTGCTTTAACTAAAAACTTATCTCATAAAGGAAAACATAATTACGAAGATGTATACTATAATAGTATAACCCAAGATGGGGCTATTTCAGCTTATCTTTTATCCCAGGGGATTGTACCACCAAATAGAGAACAAAATCCTAGAAAAAAACAAAATTACGCTGGTGGTTATTTATTTTGTCCTAAGGCGGGTTTGTATAAGTATATGTTTGATGAGGACTTAACCTCACTATATCCCTCTATTATCATGTCATTAAACATAGGTAAAGAAACATTTATGGGTCGCATTATAGATGCAGACGACCGTAATAATAGATTGGGACTTAATGATTTAAAAGAAAAAAACCCTGATGAAGAATTATTATTTGAAAATGCTAAAGGATCACAATCTAGAATACCAATTAAAACTTTAATAGGAGCTATAGAGACTAAAAATTTAGCTATTTCTGCTAATGGTGCTATGTTTGATACTAGTAGAGAATCAACTTTATCAACAGTTTTAAATAAATGGTTTCAGGAACGAGTTGAGTATAAAGGTAAAATGAAAGAAGCTTATAAAGCAAAAGATACTGAAAAAGGAGAATATTATCATTTAATGCAATATACAATGAAAATCCTCTTAAATAGTTTGTATGGTGCAACTGCTTTACCTAGCTTTAGATATGGAATGAATTATTCAATATTAAGCGAAGCAATTACATTATCTGGGCACCGAATTATTCAAGAATCTGCTCTGTGTGCTAATCGCCATATGAATAAAGTTATTAAAGGAGAAATTAAATTAGAAATATGACTTTAAAACCACAATCTATAAGGAAAGGAGTACAAATATATCTTGAAAGGAAACTAACCGAAAAACAAGATATAATTAAATTAAGTGAAGATTGGTCTGAAGTACAAATCAATTTTTTTAAAAAAATGTTAAAACAAGGAGGAGAATTTAAAATTAAAGGTAGTAAATTTATAATAATTCCACCTTCAAAAGTTTTAGATTCTAAAGGAGAAAAAGATAAAGGAGTAATAACAATACCAGGACTTGATGGAAGATTTTAAACCAGAAATTGGAGTAGTTACAGGAAACTTTGATATTATTCATTTAGGGTATGTTCGTTTATTTAAAGAGTTATATGAGGGTTGTAATTCACCTTTTATTTTATTACATGATGACCCATCTATTGAACGCCCAGATAAACATAAACCATTGCATACAATTGAAGAACGAATAGAAATGATCAAACCCCATTTTCCATATTCAATAGTTACATTTATGGTTTATAATATTGAGGATGAACTTTATACAATATTAAAATCATTACGCCCTGATGTTAGATTAATGGGTGATGATTATATAGGTAAGCCATATACTGGAGACGATTTAGGTATTCCTACTAAGTGGGTTGATCGTTCTCATGGGTGGAGTACTACTAAATTTAAAGAAAAAATATGCAAGTAGAAGTATCAATAGGAGAATTTTTAGATAAAATTAGTATTTTAGAATTAAAACTTTTAAATATTACTAATAAACCCAAGCTAATTAATATTAAACGTGAATTTTATTATTTAAACCCATTTTGTACTGAATTACTAGAAACATATGGGGATGAATTAAAATCTTTATATCTTAAATTATCAAGAATAAATGGTGATTTATGGGTTATAGAAGATAAATTACGTGAACTAGAATCCAAAAAATGCTTTGATGAAGAATTTGTGGAATTGGCTCGTTCTGTGTATTTTACAAATGATAAGCGTGCTGAAGTCAAAAAAGATATTAATTTATTAACTGGTAGTGAATTAATAGAAGAAAAATCTTATAAAGATTATTAATGAAACATTTAGAGGATACACCTTGGTTTATTTGTGATATAAAAGATGATAATTATTGTGCTTATGTAGATACCGATTCTAATTATTTTAATGCTGAACCAATATTAAAACATTTATATCCTAATTTTGAAGAATTAGAGGATAAAGAAAAAGATAATAAATTAGAAGGTGTAGCTTTAGCTTACCAAGACATCATTACAGATCATTATGATCAATTAGCTAAAGAATGTTTTAATGTTCCTACCCACCGTTTAGAAATGAAAACAGAGTGTGTAATTAGATCTGCATACTTTAGAGCTACTAGACGTTATGCTCAATGGATTACTAAACAAGAGGGTGTTGATAAAGAAACTTTGGACATTAAAGGTTTAGAGTTTATGAAAGCAAATTTTCCCCCTATATTAGGAGAATTTTTTAATAAAATTTTAAAAGAAGTATTAAAGGGAGCGGAGCATAGTAGTATTTTAAGTCAAATTAAAGTATTTAAAAAACAGATATTAGGAGGTGAAATACCTTTTACAAAATTAGGTAATCCTACTGCTGTAAAAAAATTAGATAAGTATACTTCTAAAAAACCCAGAGCGGGAGAAGTATTTACTGTAATAGAAAAAGGTGCACCTGCTCCTGTCCGCGCTGCTACCAAATATAATGATCTATTACGCCTATGGAAATTAGATAAACAGCATAATTATATCACCCAGGCAGATAAAATTAAATGGATCTATTTAAAAGATAATCCATATAAAATAGAAGCATTAGCTTTTATGGAAAATGATTTACCTAAAAAAATAGAAGAATTTTTAGATCAATATGCAGACCGTAGGAAAGTATTTGAATCTATATTATTAAATAAATTAGAAGGGTTTTTTAATGATTTGGAATGGTCTCTTAATTTAAACCCCCATTTAGATAAATTTGCTTCTTTTGAGATTTAACTTATTTATCATATTTATAATAAATACTTATTTAAAAAATGGCTAATTTTTCAGGATCTTTTATTGCGGATACTTACCAAAGAGTAATCCAATTAGATACAACTTTACAAGATGGAACAGGCTCTTTACTTCAAGATCTCCCTGTAACCGCATCCCATGCTATATCAGCTTCTTATGCTGTTAGTGCCTCAGTAGAAATTCTTAAAGAAATTTCTTCTTCTAATGCTGACACTGCTTCTTTAGCTTTAAGTGGGGATGGTCATTTTTCGGGTTCATTTACTGGGTCATTTATAGGTACTTTAACTGGAGTTGCAGCTACTGCTTCTTATGTTGAGTATACAGGAATAGCAAATAAACCTACTTTAATATCAAGTTCAGAACAGATAGCAGATGATATTAGTGGTTCATTTACTTCCACCTCAGCAAGTTTAGCAGCATCTATTACAACGAATAGTAGTTCTTTTTCAGTAAGAGTAACTGACTTAGAAACATTTAGTTCATCACTAGATGATACTTTTGCTACTGAAGTTGAATTAAATACTGCAACCTCTTCTTTAAGTTCCTCACTTGCTATTGATATAGCTTCATTAATAACTGATAGTGGTTCTTTCTCAACTAGAGTAACTGACCTAGAAACATTTAGTTCATCATTAGATAATACATTTGCTACCGAAGCAGAACTTAATGCTGCAACGGCAAGTTTAAGTTCAAGTTTAGCAATAGATATTTCAACCAATTCATCTAGTATTGCTAATTTAACATCAGCAACAAGTTCATATTCAACAGGATCAGGTGAATCAATTTCTTCAGGTAGTATTGCTTTTAGTCCTACTTCATCTGGTGTTTTGGGGTATTGGAACATATCAGGGTCTATTATCCCAACTGAAAACGAACAATATGATTTAGGAAATGCAGAATATAAAATTAGACATTTATTTTTAAGTGATAATTCAATTTACGTAGGAGATAATCATATTATAAATGCAGAAAGTTTAGATAACCAGTTAGGGTTAAGTTCAAGCCTTGACCCCATTTTACCTAACTCTCCAGGTAGCAAAGGAGATGTTGTTACAGATGCCACCCATGTATATATTTGTACTGGCCCTGATACTTGGGTGAGAGCAAATTTAGAAACAGCTTGGTAGACTAAAATTTTAGTTGTATATTATTGAAATAAAAGTTATATATGGTAAGTAAAAACATCTTACAATCGGTTGTATCCAAATATTATTTAGGAGGATTATTTTCACAAGTTAAATGGCGTATTAAAGATAATACTTTAACTATCTATGTTGGAGAGCAAGGTAGAGCAGCTAAAGTACATCTCAAAAGCTTCCAATTTGAAGATTGTGAATTAGGTATATTTGATACACATAAGTTAGCCAAATTACTTTCTATTACAAATGGAGAACTATTAATTACAGCCGAAAAATCCCATAAAATTTATACGAAATTACATATTGCTGATTCTAATTTTGATTTAAATTATTCATTAGCAGATATATTTGTTATCCCTAAAGCAACATACTACCAGGATATAGAAGAACCTGATGTAGATATACAATTAGAGAAAGAAAATATTGATGCTCTAATTAAAGCTAAAACTGCATTGGCTGATCAAAGTAATTTATTAATTAAAACAACTGAAGATTTAGATGGAACTACTGTATGTGAATTTACATTTGGTGATATAGAAAATTTCTCAAATAAAGTAACTTATACCTTACAAGGTGATATTAAAGTAACTGATTTAGAATTACCATTTAATTCGGATATATTAAAAGATATATTTTCAAATAATAAAGATATGGATAATGGTAGATTAAGAATATCTGCTGATGGAATGATTCAATTAAATTTCCATTCAGGGGAAATAGAAACAGAATATTTTTTATTGAGAAATGAATAATATTATATTTATAATAAATAACAATTGGAGCTAGGGCACAATGTTATGTTTTGTTAAACCGAGTAGCTTAGGCACTCACAAATTTAAATGATATGAGTACATTACAATTGTTCGAAAGAACACCATTTGACATTTTAGTCAGAAATTTTTTCCAAGATGCTGGTCAATTTCAACCAATGAAAGACCACAAATTACCCCACCCAGTAGATTTATACCAAACAGATAGCGGATTAACTTTTGATATCGCTTGCACTGGTATTTCTAAGGACGATATTGAAATTCTTATTCAAGATAATGTTCTTAGAGTAAACTATGATAAATCCAAGATAGAAGAAAAAAACGTAGATTATATCCATAAGGGTATAGCTAAGCGTTCTTTTAATTTAGGATGGAAAATTGATAATAAATTTGATTTAGGCAAAGCTAATGCTGAATTTAAAGATGGTTTATTAACAATTGATATTCCCTATTCTAAGGGATCAGAGTTAAAAACTCTTAAAATTAAATAATAAGTTTTATAAAAAAATGTGTCCTAGCACATTGTTTTTCGTATATTCACGTATATGAAGAAATTTAAACAAATACAAACCATTACTGACCCAACACTAGAACCTTATTTCATCACTAGAGATGAATATAGTTTTACTGTAAAAGAAAATGTAGCACCTAATTCTAATCATTTTAGGACAAAGGGAAAAGGCAAATCATATGAAAAATCATTAGCCTATTTTCCTACATTTGATGCGGCATTAAAAAAAATAGCTACGTTAAAGCTATCACAAAAAGAAAATTATACTTCAATAAATGATTATATTGAAGATTATAATGTAATTAGTAACCAAATTAAAAATTATACAGATGGCATTAGAAGCACTGTTTGATGCAGTTATTGTAAAACCTATTGAGGTTGAAGAAACAACTTATGGAAACATAATTGTACCTGATATAGGTAAAGAAACAAATGAAACCGGAGAAGTTATAGCAGTAGGACCTGGTAAACATACTATATCAGGAGAATTATTACCTACTCAATTAAAAGTAGGAGACGTAGTAGTACTACCTACAATGGGTTTTACCAAATTACCATATAATAAAGAAGAATATTATGTTGGACCCGAAAATCAAGTTTTAGCAAAAATAAATAATGAGTAAAGAAATTACATTCGGTACAGATGCCCGTGAAGAATTAGTAAAGGGTATTGATAAATTAGCAGACGCTGTAGTAGCAACTTTAGGACCTAATGGGAGAAATGTTGTAATAGATAATGGTGAATCACCCCAATCCACTAAGGATGGTGTAACAGTAGCTAAATCTATTTCACTATCAAACCCAACACAAGAATTAGGTGTTAAGTTGGTTAAACAGGCAGCTATCCAAACAGCAAATAAAGCAGGGGATGGCACAACAACCTCTACTCTACTTGCACGTGAGATGGTAAAAGCAGGATTAAGAGCAGTTGCTCAAGGCGAAAACGCAGTACGCATTAAACGAGATATAGATAAATCAGTAGAAAAAGTAGTAAGTAAATTAAAAGGTATAGCCGAAGATATTTCATCTGAAGATCAATTAAAACAAATTGCTACTGTATCCGCTAATAATGATGAAGAAACAGGTGAATTAATTGCTACTGCTATTGATAAAGTAGGTATGGAAGGTGTAGTACATATTGAAGAATCTAGAACCGGAGAAACATATCTTGAAACTGTAGAAGGTATGCAGTTCGATCGTGGTTTTAAATCACCTTATTTTGTTACTGATAATAACAGTATGTCATCAGTATTAGAAAACCCAATGATCTTAATTATAGATCAAAAACTTACACAAGTAAAAGATTTATTACCAATCCTAGAAGCAGTATCATCACAAGCTAAATCACTATTAATTATTGCCGAAGATATTGATAATGAAGCATTAGCTACTCTGATTGTTAATAAAATGAGGGGTACAATGAAGGTATGTGCTGTAAAAGCCCCCGATTTTGGAGACAGAAGAAAATTAATTCTAGAAGACATTGCTATCACAACTGGAGGACAAGTATTCAGTAAAGATAAAGGGATGAAGCTCGATAAATTTAGTTGGGATTGGTTTGGTGAAGCTAGAAACGTAACTGTTACTAAAGAACAAACTACTATTGTAGATGGAAAAGGAACAGTTGAATCGATTGAAGCACGTATTGAAGAATTACAACAACAAATAGATAAAGCAGGAACTCCATTTGAGATTGAAAAACTCCAAGAAAGATTAGCAAAATTTGTTGGAGGAGTAGCTATTATCCATGTAGGTGGGGCTACTGAAACTGAAATGAAAGAGAAAAAAGATAGAGTAGATGATGCACTACATGCCACCAAGGCTGCCATTGAGGAAGGAATTGTGCCTGGTGGTGGTGTTGCTCTATTGTATGCTTCACAAATATTAAGTCGAGCTCAAACTGGTAGTGGGATAGTAAGAAGAGCATGTAGAATGCCTTTCAACCAAATATTAGTTAATGCCGGTTATGAATCAACCGAAGCACAAATGTTAGGTAAATATAAATTAGTAGAATCAGGTAATGATACTTGGGCCGGAATTAATGTTGAGACTAAAGAAGTCATTAACATGAAAGAATCAGGTATTATAGATCCTACTAAAGTAACTAGAACAGCACTTCAAAATGCTGCCTCAATAGCGGGTACAATATTACTTACAGAATGTACAGTAGTAGAAGAACCCCAAGATGATAATCAACAACCGCAATTAGACCCAATGATGGGGATGATGTAAATTTAAATTTAATTAATTATGACAAAGCAAGAAATTTTCGAACAAATTGACACTCTTTACAATTCATTTGTAGAGGAACACAATTCAACTACTAAAGCTGGAGCACAACGTGCCCGTAAAGCTATTGGTAGTATCAAGAAATTAGTTACAGATTATAGAAAGGCTTCAGTAAATGAAAGCAAGTAATCCTGAAATTAATATAATTGAAGATAACGTTCTTATTGCCAGGCGAGTACCGCCTGGTGATAAGTGGCGTTTAATAGCAAATGAACCTGATGGGCAAGTCCATCCTACTCTAACTGATGCCCTAGAAGCATATATGGTAAAAACAGGATTTAAGGGAGATTATCGCTTAGCTCCTTTGAAAAGCGAATTATTTGCCATATCTTCCACGGAAGAAATTGTGGAACCAGAACCAGAAAAAAGATATTCAATATATGGTGAGTACTAGAGAGAATACACTACTAAATGAAAAATATCGTCCTGATAATTTAGACAATTATGTTGGTAATCTTAATTTAAAATCAACATTAGCTAAACAATTATCCCAAAATGATATCCAAAATTATCTATTTTACGGACCCGCAGGTACAGGTAAAACTACACTTGCTAAGTTAATAGTTAATAATTTAGATTGTGATTCACTTTATATTAACGCCTCTGATGAACGAGGCATCGAAACCATAAGAGACAAAGTATCAGGCTTCGCTTCAGTTGCCAGTATAAAACCCTTAAAGGTAGTTATATTAGACGAGTCTGATTTTTTAACAATTCAAGCACAAGCCTCTTTGCGAAATGTAATTGAAACGTTTTCACGTACTACAAGATTTATTTTAACTTGTAATTTTGTAGAACGTATTATTGACCCAATTCAATCACGTTGTCAAACATTCAAAATAGTTCCACCAACTAAAAAGGAGGTAGCAGTTCATATAACAGGAATATGTGATAAAGAGAATATAGGTTATGAAATTCCTTCAATAGGGAAATTAGTAAACAAGTATTATCCTGACATCCGTAAAATGTTAAATACTGTTCAAGCAAGTACTGTGGATGGCCATTTACAACTTGATGATAGTTTACTTATTTCATCTAGTTATATGGACTCTGTGCTTGATGAGTTAAAACAAGATAATTATAAAAACATAAGACAAATAATAGCTGATTCAGGTGTTAATGATTTTGAAGAACTATTTAGATTTTTATATGATAATTCTTCAGAATACATGCCTGGCAAGGAAGGTACAGCTGCTATTTTAATAAATGAACACTTATATAAATCAAACTTCCGTATAGACAAAGAGATAAACTTAATGTCTTTAATTCAAAATTTAATAAATAATAAGTAATGGAACAACCTATCCAACAACCCCAAATTGATCTCAAAAATACCTCTGGTTTAAAAACTAGTGATGATAAAAGTATATTTCAACAAGGAGTTATTTTACGTAAAGTTTCTAAATTTGTAACAGGTACAAATGAAGATGCTATGATACCCATTCCCGTATTTTATGAACCTACTACTGGTAAAATACTAGCAGATTCAGTACCTAAAGAATTACGTGAAGAATTAGCTGATGAACTTATTTGATTGGCTTAAAGAAATAAACAATAAGAAATCTCCAGTTGGTTCCTTTTCTCAAGAGGATTGGGATCAATGGAATTCTTATATGGTACATCGATTTCTAAGTATGAATCCTAATCTTTTAGAGTTAGTAAATGAAGTACAATCGTTACCACCAACAGATAAACAACAAATATATTCTATTTATAGGGAATATGTGCCCAAAAATAATAAATGGAGTAAATACATTAAATCAAATATTAAATCACAAAATAAAGATTTAGTTACTTATTTTGTTGATTATTTTCAATTATCATCTCGTGAAGTAAAAGAT